AAGGTGAAAAATAACAAGAAACAAAAAACGGTAACGCAATACCACCAGAGGTTCTTAACGAAATACAACAATTAACAGATGAAGAGTTGTTACAATTATTAGAATTATATCCATCGCTCAAAGATGAAATAATGGCTGAGCTTAATAACACAGCTACTCTTGATGAGAAACAAAAAGTTGTTGAGGAACAAAGTGACTTAGAGGCTAATAATTTCGGGACACCTATTCCAATGGAATAGACCCCATAGGAGGTATAGACTATGAATATTGATGAATACAAAGCTATGGTGGATGCACAGGAATCTGCAAAAGATACTCCTGTTGTTGAAGCAACACAACCTGTAACACAAGAAATTGTTGAAGATGCTGAGATTATTGAAGTACCAGTTAAAGTAAAAATTGGTGATGAGGAACTTGATATAGAAG